CAGCTTATCAATTTCAACTACACGCTTGCCGTCAATGGACTCCTTGATGTAAATGATTTCCAAGGTGCTCTTGGTGTCCGTATGATCAGCTGGCTTTAAGGAACCAAGGTCGCCCTTCTTTGGCAGGGCGCGAACATTGACCTTTACTGCCTCGGTGACAATTTCACCAGTACCAGCGTCGTAGTTTTCATTTGCACCACGCAGTTCCAAATCATGGGCCTTCATGGCCAGCAGTGCGGCATTGTCGTCGTTAATTGTGCGCCAGTTAATCTCCAGCTCCATACTGCCAGTCTGCCCAGGCGTTGGCATCTCGATTTCTCCACCGATACCTGCGCCGGAAAGTGTGGAAGTCTTATATTCAAGACTTGGCAGGGTAACATCTGCCATACCAAGCTTACGATTGCCGGAAATAAATACCTCAAAATTAACCAGCTTATCGCGTACAATATTGGTTTTTGCCATCGTTTTATCTCCTTTCAGTTGTGCCCATTACGGGCACAACTTTTATACTTACCTTATGCGAACAGAGTAGCAATATATGCAGGGTCATACTCCTGAACGAACTCAATTTCACGGGCAGGGGCTGGTGGAGACATGTATACATGGAAGTACAGCTTGCCGTCCATCAGGTCGGTTGTGGTGTTTTCATCCTCGCGGAACTCAACACGGCCGCCCAGCAGCGCACCCTTTGCAGTAAGCCCGTTAAGCCAAATATTGGCACTGTCAACAACGGTCTCAATAAGACGCTTGTTGGTAGGGTCGTCAATCTTTGCCCAGTAGCTGGTTACAAGGGTAGCACCTACCCAGTTGAACATACGGCGGTTACTGATAAAGCTGTCCTTCACATCGGTGTTGGATGGGTATGCGGTGGTACGGTTGCCCCAGCTCTTCCACCCGCCGATAAAGTTCAACGCCGTAACAATACCTTGACCGTTCAAATATGCCGCCTGTAGGGTATTCAGGAATACCTCTGTTCCATCTGCCAAACAAGCACCATCTGCCTGGAGCTGCTTATTGGATGGGGAATAATACGGAATGTCGTCGTGCTGACTGTCCGTATAGTTCATTACGGAGGCCAGCTGTGCGCTGATATGGTACTTCTTGCCGTCAAGGGTAAGAAGTGGCCAGCAAAGCAGGCAGTCCTTGTCAACATAATTATTCTGATTCTTCCAAGCACTAGCAGCAGTATAGGACTTGACTGTTTCAGTTGGAATGTCGCAGATAGAGATAGCGTTGAAATGTCCGTCAATGTTATGCTCCTTTGCCTTCATAACTGCCGCCACACCAGTGTTGTGGGACCAGCCCGGCGCGATGATGATACCAGGAACAAGACCAAAGCGTGGGAATACTTCCTCTACCAGTTCCAGGCCCTCTGTCTTATTGGTGGTTACATTGACGCCGCCAATAATATCATCATTGTCAACGCTGGTAGGGTCCAGCTTGGTGTAGGACAGACAAAGGCTGGTTGCACTGCTGGTGATTGCGCCGCCGTCGATAGGAGTAATTACCAGCTCCTCATCGTCGTTATATGCAGCTGTGTAGTCGGTGTCCTTAACCAGTGCCTCACCTTCGGATGTAATCTTTACCACCAGAGTACCCAAAAGAACTGGGTCGGTAACAGTACAAACGCCCTCGCTGATAGCTACAGTCTTATTGGATTCTGCTATCTTATGATTATCCTTGTCCAACACATTGACAAAAACGATAGGGGCCATATTGAACAATGCAAAATGAATCTTCATCATTTCGCAAAGGGTATATTTGTCCCAATCCTTGGAATAGCCAAAGGTTGCCACTGCTTCCTCATAGGTGTAGCAAAGTACCGGGGTATTGGCAGCCACCGGGGCAGTTGCCAGATGGACAGGCGCGGTACCAAAGCACACGATTAAGCCACTGTCAGTCTGGGTCATTGGCACAAGGGAAGTGGCTTTCTCACTTGTGTAGACTCCGTGCTTGTATGCCATTACTCACTTACCTCCATACGTTTAATAATATTGGTATATGCCAGGTTTAACGGTGTCCCCGTCTTATTAACCTCGGCCATTGCCTTGCTGAGTTTATCAACCTTTACAAACAGGCGTATAATGCCTGGGTGTTTTTCGGCTATGGCCTCAATAAGTTCTGTAGGCCGCCCACGATACACTGTATTCTTCTTTAAGCCCTCGCTTAAGATATTTGGTCCAATATAGACAACTGTCTCAGGCTTCGTGGTGGCCGTGGCTGGTTTTTCCGCCCCTGTATATGCATTTACATTACTAGCCTTTCTTGTTGGCTCTGTGGTGGTTTCTGGGCCTTTATTGCCCGTCTGCTTCTCACTCATTTACTTTATCCCTCCATTATTCTGTCCCAGTTTTCTGCCATCTGTTCATTCGGTTGGGCGATCTGATACACCAGAGTGCCATAACCAAACCAGAACGGATAGGGCTGTGCCTCAATGGTTTCCCATTTTGTTGGCAGCAATAACCTAAAACGCTTGTCAAGCTTTCGGAAAATCAACACCCGCTGCCTGATGCGCTCCATAATGCTTAAAAGGTCCATCCAAGCAAGCTCATCCTCACCATGAACGCCGATAGTCAGCCCTATTGTTGCAGTAGAGCCGTTACCCTCGGAAAGCTCTGCATCCTCCACCTTCTGGAGACTTACGATAACAAGAGGATAATAGCTGTCATTGTCAAAGTTCTCGTCCGGGATGTGCTGTGCGTAGACAGTTACAGGCTTATCCTCCTGGTTTTCCGCTTTAAGGCGGTAATCCTTGACAGCTATTTCTATCTCTTCCTTCAGGCAGTTTACTAATCTTTCAGGAATAATCATCTTCTATACCCCATCAAAAAAGCATTTATTTCGTGTTCCATATTGACCGCCAGTCTTTCCTCCGCCCTGCGTTGGATGAACGCCATTATTGCAGGATTACCCAACATTTGTGGCGTGGATGGTCCTGATAGCTTTTCTATTGGCAAGCTGGCATTGCTTGAACCATGCCCGGCACGCTGAAAAACTCCAATATGTCCAGACCGCATTTGAGCCAGAAAGGCGTGGGCAATAGTACCGCCTTCACCTTTTACTACCTGACTATATAAGTATTTGCCAGCGGCTGGCCTTCTTTTGGGAACATTTCCCGGTTTGTGCTTAAAATATGCCAAATCATTAACCGGGCCTTTGGATCTAAAACCAAAGGAGCCATTGCCCCAATCAAAAGATATTGTCCGGTTTATGTAAGCGGCCTTTATTGTATAGCGTTCCCGTACCTTCTGAACGGCTTCCTTTTTTATCCCTCTTACGGTCTTTTTTGCAGCAGAATTGACGGCCTTTTTAGCTGCCCCCGGAATATGTTCCAAAAGCTCCACGGCCTTTTCTATGCCTTTGGCGTCAATTTCAATCATTAAAGTCCGCCTCCCATTCGATAGGCTCCAAGGGTAATGGTCAACATTCCCATATCATCGGTGCAGGTGTCCACTGTGTAGCGTTTCCCGTCCACCTTGAAATTTGTTCCCTGTACCGGAATTTTTGGCAGATCGGCAGTCTTTACGCACACGGTAATATAATCACCGTGGAGGCCCTCAGGGGTGCGCCGCCCCCCTTGTATGTTGGCCGTCCTGTCGTCCGTCTTGTCGGATGAAATCACACAGGCGCAGTCGGAACCGTTAAGGTTGTGTATTTCCCCGAACTCGTCAAGGTTTAGGAACACATTGGAAATATCCGCCTCCACCATGTCCTTGAAGGCGGACATATTAGCCAATCCTCACTTTGGCAACGGTGGCACTGGCTGCCTTATCCTCTACCACCATACCCGCTGGGGCGTTGTCGGTGGAGGTCTTTGTTACTTTCTTGTTGGTCTTATCCCAGTAAACCTGGTCACCAAATTTCATTTCTGTGGTGTCGGCCGGGAACTCAAACACGCCTTTGACAGCTACAGAGCCGACAGACCCGGCGGAGATAGGCTCAAGGGCAACGCCTACACCTATAGCCACGCTGGTGGTACTTGTGAGAGGCACTGCGTCCATGTAAGAAATATTCTCGGATGCCTTAAAGTTTAAAGTTTCGCCCGGCTGAACAAACTTGGTCATATTAGACATTTTTTAAAACTCCTTTCTTATGCTCCGGTGGACTTTGCAAGGCCACGGAAATCAAGCAGGTTAACGCCAACATCGTGATAGATGCGCCACTTAATACCCAGAGTGTCAAACTGTACTGCGCTCTCCATGGTAGGGCTCTCCACACCGTTAAGGTATGTTACCTCAATGGTTGGGCAGAGCCCGAAGGCAGCGGCAAGATAGAACTCGGTGGTAGTGGTAAGCTCTGGCTCAGATACCACGTTCAGACGGTTAGCGAATGGGTTAGGTGTCTGGTTGGCCTTTGTTGGGTCCACTGCGGAACTGATAAGCTGAACGGCAGCTACTTCCAGTTCTGGTGGAACAATCAGGAAGGCTGGCTGAATGTTCAGTGCTTCCTTGCCGCCGATATTCTTCTGGCGTGCCATCTTGGCCTTAACCTTGCCAAGACCTGCCACAGAAAGAGCCTCAGCAGAAAGGTTCTTGTGGTCATTGTGGAACAGTGTCGCCCCCTCAATGGTAGGGTTGCTTGTCAAAATGGCGTAAACCATTTTGTTAATCATGCGACGGGCAGCTGCGCCATACAGTGCCGGAATGGTGTTAAGTGCGCCCAAATCGTCGTTAATTATAGCCTTGCGTGTAAGGCTGAAGCTTCTGCCATAGGTGGCAACGGATGCAGTAACAGACGCCTCGGAAACTTCTGCGTTTGTAAATTCTCCGTTCTCGGTGATTTCCTCCAGCTCATCTGCCTCACTCAGACGATAACGGGTTGCAGCCTTGAAGTCAGCATTGCTTCCCTTACCAGTCCAAAGCTGGAAGGTGGTAGGTGCGGTCTGATAAGCCTGGGCCATAGACTTATTAGCGGTATTGGAAAGAATACCAGGGAACTGCCCGGAACCAGTCAAGGCGGCTCTAATGATTTCCTCTTCGCCCATATCGGTAGTATTGATACCGTCAAAACGCTCGCAGCATTCCGCAGCCAGGCGGATAAGGCTTTTGCCACGGAAATTCTCTGCACCTGCTGCTGGCTTTTCCACGGTGATACCTGCACGGATAGCAAGGCCATCAGTTGCAGCGGCGCGGAACTTATCAGTTTCATCAGCCTGTACAGTGATATTCTGGGGGGTTCTCTCCTTTGCAAGGCGTTCAAGAACCGCCGCCCTGGTATCTTCCACAGTGCTGCCGTCACTGATAAAAGGTTCAGCGTCAATATTAAACTGGCGGCAAAGGTTGCTGATTTCCTGTACGCGCTGACGCTCCTGCTGGATGCCAGCCTCACGGGTTGCGCCCTCTGGCTGTGCTGGGATTGGTGGGGTTGGCTCAGTAATAGTCGCAGTGCGCTCCACATTCTGAGCCTGTTCGTTATTTTTTGGCATTTCGTTCACATCTCCATTCTGTTTATTCTGTGGGGCCTCAAAGCTTCGGCCCACTCCTACTGTTGGGTCAGCCGGAACGGAAACAATGGACAGCTCCATAGGCTCCCATCTTATGGCCACACTGCATGGGCCAATAAATCGGCCGTTTGTGCTGGTGGCTCCAGCTTCCACATCTTCCCAGACGCTGACTCTATAACCAACGGAAACACCTTTTAGAGTTCCGCTTTTTACCTTCTGGTAAATCTTTTCACTTTCTTCGTCGTCGTCAAATTCCACGACTGCACGCAGCTTGTGGGCCTCTTCATCCAGCTCCACGGACACAACCTTGCCAAGTACATAATCCACATTGTGGTTGAAAAGCATTACGCCAATTTCAGACAGGCGTGTTGTGTCAATAGAATCTGAATCATGGGCCAAAATCTCAGTACCAAACCAACGCTGGTATGGTTCCTCACTGGAAAGAGAAAGCTCCACCTGGCGGCTTTCCTCCTGTCCCTCTTCCGCTGCCCTGATACTAATTTCACCATAGCGGAATTGTGGCTCGTTTTTATTCCTGTTCATCATTTTCGGCATTTTCTTCTTTCTCGCCTTCGTCGTTATTATTGTCTACATGGTT